AGCTGGCTTGGGAATTTATGCTCTTGCTGTCACAGGAAAAAGAAAGCCAGCAGGCCTTGTTTGAAAAATCGCAGGGGACCTCAGTCTTACCATCTGTGGTGAAAAGTCAACAGGCTAGAGAAATCTTACAAGCTGATGATTTTGGCTTGGATTCCTTGACTTCTGAGAGGCTAGACCACATGATGAATCGCTCCATCATTGACATCAGTCTAGAAGTAGACCGTCATACCATGGACCGGATGGACTATCTGATTCAAAATGCTATGCAGAATCAAGAGATTGACAGTGCCCTACCGAGCATTCAAAGAGAAATAGAAAGCGGAAAATAATCTGCTTTCTTTTTTATTTCTAATTAAGCCAGAAAAAAGCACAGCTGACTAGACCAATATGACAAATGTCATATTTTTCCTAACAAATGTCATCTGGGCAAAGTGACATTTGACAATATGAAACCGGTTCCATATTCTGTACAATAAAATCATCAATAAATCCTTCGTCATCTAAAGCCTGACTTGGCTAAGAAGTTGAAGGATAAAGGAGGCAGGAAAGATGAAATACCTTGGTAAGCAGGAAGGCAAGAAGCGGCATCAAGGTGAACTGTGCCACGGCACCGATGATGACATCCTTCGGTCTTTTAAAAACATCCGTAAAATCGGACGGCTTTAAAGTAAGCCCCATACCGAACATGACGATACCGAGTAAAGTATTAATCCACGCCGTCTTAATAAAAGATACCGCTGACGGAAAAAAGAGAGAAAGGGCAGCCACGAGAATCACAATCAGCGCCATCCATTTACTCACAAAATCACTCAACTTTTCTAATACTCTCATACAACTCTCCTCCCGGACAGCCTCCTGCACACACTGTCCTACTGCAAACTAACCTTCCCTTTCCTATAGCAGAAGGGATGATAGGGAAAATAAAAAAGACCTTTCTTTATAAAAGTGAAAATGAATAAAGAAAAATCCTTTTTATAATGTTTGCTATTTTATCCTTTATAAGCTCTTTTAGCATAGCTCCGACCATTCTTGTTGTTCGGATTGCTACAGGAGCTCTTACAATCAGATTTATAGCTCTGTCCCTTATTGATTGTCTTAATCTTGTCCCAACATTTCTAATACTTGACAGTGCATTTTGTGCTCTTGCAGTTATATTCACTGCCCTATCTCTTATGGATTGTAATCTTGACCTGGTATTTTCGATTTCACTTCTTGCACCTTGAGTATTCACCCTTACTGTTCTATCACTTACTCTTGTATTTTCCAGCTGATTCAATGCCTGTCTGGCATTACTGACATCTGATTGAAAATTTCTTGCACTCTGTGCAGCAGTTCTAAGTACTCCGCTTATATCATCTTGTAGCCTTATTACTCCACCAAATACATCCATTAGTTATCCCCCACCATTACATCAGCTACTGCCTCTCTTATAAGTCTTTTTTGCTGTTCTTCATTAAGCTTTGCCAATGTCTCCAGTACCAATTTTTCGTTTCTTGTCATTGTATCTATCTTTGCCGGTAATATTCCTACGCTGAGACAATAACCATATAGATATGCATCCTGTGAATAAATCAGCTTTTTTTTAATTCATCCACATCCGAAACTGTACTTTTACCCTTCACACCTGATAACGCCAGCACCTCATTTGCAAGTTTTGTCCTATCTACCGGCGAAAACATATCCATTATCTGAATATGCTCTTTTACAATACCTTCATTAACCATATACTCTGCAAGCTCCTGCAAAGTTTTTGAAGCATAGTAAATTGTGTACTTGTCCACGAGGACATTATCTTCAGAGTAATTAAGACAATCATTAAGCTCTTCTGAACTAAGCCCTCTAAGCACTATCTCCTCATCCAGATCACCAATATAATATTTTTTTACTTTAATTTTTTTTCTCTCTTCCATCTTCCTTACAGCTTTTTCTGCAAAAGATTTGAATGTTAAGACTTTTCCTTTATCTACCATAATTACTCCTTATTATTCCTTTATCTCATCTAAACAAATCATATCACTTGGTGTAAACGTGAATGGGAACTCTGCCTTTACCAATGCTCCTTTTTCATACTCTATAGGAAATTCGCTTAAAGCCACATTGCCGATCTGGTACCTTTCTATCTGTCCACCTACCGCATCAGGATCTTCAAGCCTTGTCATTATTGTCCCTCTTGGATCTTTTCCTTTTAAGATTTCCTTTCTCACACTCTCAAATGCAGAATAAATTTTACTGATAGAAATGGTTCCTTCACCTTTTAAACCTGTTATTTTTGTATCCACATCTCTTCCAAGCTGTACATCTTCTCTGTTTACAGTAATTTTCGCACTAATCTTAGTGCACCCGGCAATCTTCAGTCCGTTATAAAATATTTCAGCATTTGTTCCGGAAAGCACTCTATTACCTGTTATTCTCTCATCCATATATTCTCCTATACTTACATTTCAATGCCCATTGTTAAATCTTCCATTGCATCTAAAAACTTAAACTTTGCTTTTATAGCCAAATGGCTTCCTGTATTTGACTTATTAAGTTCAATCTCACTCATCTCCGATGTATCCTTCTTTTTCTTTTCTTCCAGATACTTCTTTATCCAGCCTGTATCAATTAAAACTTCAATATCCTCATCCTTATCTATTACCTTTTCTCCAAGTTCTGTAAGGTATGAATAAACTGCTCCAACAAAAATCTGCTTATTATCATATGTATTGTTTCTTTTTCCAACATACTGATCTTCAAATGTAGTTTTGATATCATTTCTAACCATATCTGAAGCTTCTACAATTTTTATCTTCTTAAAATCCTCCGGTACTTCTTCAGATACTGTAACCAAAGATGTAACACCTCTTGCAATCTTAAATTTTTCTCCGTCAAAAATAATTATCAGTTTCCCCGCATTTATGTCCTCATCAGGTTTTGCCGATTGCTTTATATCTACAACCTCCTTGAGTACCTTATATGTTGAGGATTCAGTAAGACTTACTCCTGCAAGTAACCCTGCAATTCGTGCCGTATAGTCCTCTGACCTTATACTTATAACCTCACCTTTATACACTATTGAAATATTTGTTGTGGCAAAATTTACTACCGCAGGTGAATCTGTAGCCTGATCTACAAGTACGGCCTTACCCTTCTTGTACTTTTTCTTTTTCTGACTGTCAAAATAGCTTGCAAATAATGCACCTTCCTCTTTACTTAGACAAGGTCCTGCAAACCAATCAAAATCCAGATTCTCAATAAGTTGTTTGCATTCATCCACATCTATTCCTGAAACCTTTGTAACAGCTCTGACTGCTATTACCTTATTCGGCTTACCCATAAAGCACAAATCAATTATCCTAAAGTTCTCCGCACTCCAGTCTTCTTTCACTACATCTTCCTGTGTTGTATAGACATTTATTGCAGTGTTTTTAGTAGTATCCTTAAGTAAAAGTAAAACTACTCCCCTTCCACTTCTCGCAATAAATGAACTCGCTTTCTTGAAAAACTCAATATTTATACTTGGTAATCCCATTCAACCTCCTAAAATTACAAACTTATACTTTCATACAAATCTGTTTCATCACTATTTATCATTAAGTCGTCATAGAAATCTAAATTGAAAGTAACATGTAAAGTATCATCTGCTATATTTGTCCCTACAGAAAATATCTTTAAGAATCTGTCCTTTACCTTAAAACCTATACCTACTTTTGTGGTTATAAGTTCTGCTACATCATACATGGTTTCATTGCTGCTTTTGCTTTTTTCCATAAACGTAATATCTACAAGTATCACCCTATTCCGACTTTTCCCATCCAATGTTATAGAAGATGATAGCTGTATAAGTTGTATGTACAGCAGTGGAAATACATCTGTCCCCAACATATCAATCTGTTCTATGTCTTCACAAAAAATGTTTATTCCACTTTTAACATCATTTAAAAGTCCTGTTAAAGCCTTTTTAATATCATTTAAACTAAGCATTAAAAGCTCCCTGTAAGGCTAAAATCATAGCATTTATATCGTTCTCATATGCAGACTGTTTATAATTTTCAATACCTGTCTCAAGCATATACTGACCTCTTGTCATGCCACCATTCTTTGTTCTCCTACCATAGTTGACTGCCGGACCGTACACCACGTTATTTTTTATCCAAATGATATAATCATTTCCCTCTTTAGTAACTTCATTGTACCAATTTCTTCTAAGGTGCCCTGTAACAACCGGAGTCACGGCCTTTACAGAATCGACTGCATGTCTACCTATTTTCAGTGCTTCTCTTTCAAAGATTTCTGATTGCCAAGCTTCTAATCCTCTTTCAAGCATTTCTGCCAGTTCATTCATATCTCTCATCAGACCACCTCCTCTAATTTCAGACTTGCTTCTATATGTGACGGATACTTAAAGCTCTTTCCTGCTCTACCTGTAATGATGTCTCCTGAACTTGTCCTAACTTCTATAAAATCTTTATTTCTAATATCTATAGTAGGAGCTGCAAATATCACATAATCCTCACTACTCTCATAAGCTATATCTGTTCTAACAGGTTCAGATTTTTTTGATAGACTAAGACCACATGGTACATCATCATATATAAGCTCTTTTTCACTCTTGCTTTCTCCATAATCCGTTTTAAAAAGCCTATACCTATATAACCTTAATCTATCCTTATAAAGCCGGCCTAAAATCATGGCTTCATTTATCATTACCCTTTTCCTTCTTATCAGTATTGACCTTTTGTTTTTCTAAATTTTCATTCTCATCATCCGACTCTTTGTTATCCTTATATCTAAAAAGATATGACAATCTTTCTGCCTCTTTCATCAATCCATCCTTATCTTTTTGTACTTACTGAAAGCCCTTAAAAGCTTCTCATCAAAACAGCTGCTGTCTATAGTTGTATAACTTATAGAAGTATCACCTCTGTTTACACTTGCAACCCCACCTGATACACTTTCTTTATATGCTTTTACTACCATCTCCCTAATCGCAAAGTTAAGCCCATCAGGAAAATCCTTTCTGTTTAGATAACTTATAATTGCACTCCTGGCATCATCAATCATGATACCAAGTAGTGCATCGCTTTCAGTGTCGGTAATTCCAAGCAGTATCTTTATCTGCTCAAGCATATACTAAGCCTCAGTGCTGATTCTGATAGCACCTATATTTGACTCCTTAATCCAAAGATCATGATACTTTCTATATCCGATAAACCATGCATCAGCCTTCTGATTAAGTTCCGGCGTAATAATCTTTGGTGCATCCTGCTTACATACTGCAATAGCTGCCTTTCTCGGCATAACAATATAGTTAATCTGCTTTGCTGTTGACTTCTTCTTGAATCCGTCTTTTTGTCCTGAACTCTCAGAACCCTTAAAGAAATCATACTCTGTAAACATTCTTGATGACGGAACCGCAATAATAGGACACTCATCAATAGTTCTTATCTTTGTTGTAATCTCTCCCTTCACAAAGTCAGCCTGTGTCAACATCTTTGTAAATGTCTCATTGTTATTTAAAAGGCCTCTTGCTATACCGTTTATAATAACAACAAGCTCATTGCTCTCACCGATTTCATCTCTGACACTTGCTATATCATTTGCTATAGCCTTATAGATAGTTTTTTCTGTAAGAGCTGTTGTCTCCGCTCTTACATTTGATGCAGCCTTATCCTTTACAATTCCATGAATTTTAGAATATCTATATGCATCCACCTCAGGAACCACCTTTGTTCTTTGAAACTCTCCAAGTACTGTTGAAGCTGAAGCAAGGAAATTGGTCTCCTCAACATCCATTGCATCAAGCATGAACCCTTCACCTCTATCCATTGCTGCACGACCGTTCTCCAAAGCACCATCTCCTCCCCATTATGAAAGGAAAAAGAGAACGACTTCCACGCAAATTAAAAATCCCCACCACAAAACATTGGTTCATTAAGAATAAAGCCATATATTTGCGCACATGGGATGACATTATCCCACACAACCTCAAGATTAAGTTTCACTCAATTAAAAACACTACCATGAAAAGGTTACTCCACTTCCTTCTGTTCTCCTTCTGCCTCCTGGCTGCCATAGCCTGCGGAAAGAAAAACGGCGAAAAGATCACTTACCGCTTCGTTCCCGAACTCAACAAACCCGTCGTGTACAATTTCAAATCCACAACCGAAATGAACGTCGGGGGGAAAGATGTTTCTATGCAAATGGGAATGAAAATGCAGATGACGCCCACTGCACGCGAAAACGGCGTCACCACCATCTCCACACAAATTCTTGATATGTCGGTATCTACCGGCAACGAGGAGGCCGATCGCTCAATGGAACAATCCATGCAGCAATTCAAACAGTTGTTTTCTACGCTGCACATCATCACACAAGTCAATGAGCGAGGCAACACCGTCGGAAAAACCACTTACGAAGGACTGCCCGAAGAATACGCAGCGATGTTCCAAAGTCAAATGGGCGGTTCCTCAGACCTCAGCAACAACTTGAAATACTTCCCCGAATACCCCATCGGCCAAGGTGATTCATGGAAGGGCAAGACACACACCGACAAAATCGATTGCGATGCGGCGTACACTCTCGAGGCAGTAACCAATGACGTGCTACACGTGAGCTC